GTTTGGAATGTCGGAAATCACTCAGGTTTCTCTTGGATACTCTCAAGTTCATCCACCTCTTGATTAGGATCGTTAGGGAGGTCAATTGTCTCAAGTCCACCCTTCTTGAACCCCTCAAAAGTTTGGAGCATACCCTGAAGACGAAACACCTCTTGGGTGAGCTGCTCAATGTTCATACGAAGCTTCTTAATATTCTCATCAACGTCAACGACGGGCATTGTATTTATTTAAAGTTTGTACTCTTTAAATAAATATAGTATGACGGTTCTCACAAGAACCGGATATTTGGTGGATTCGGGTCCAATCCAAGAAATAAAAAAAGAACTTACGGTAAGACCAGTAGTCAACGGAGATTATGGATTTCCTCCACCACCTTTCAAAGTTTTCCGACCAACTAAGAATGGAGTCTGCGTTCCAAGATTCTACGGAACTCACAAACTTGGGGAGCCTCAACAAGACAAGAGACCAGAACCCACCAAAATCAAAACGAGATTTGTTGGACAACTCAGAGACGCCACACATCAAAATGAAGCAATGTCAGCAGCAATCCAAGCTGGTCATGGCGTCCTCTCTTTACCATGTGGGTATGGTAAAACAACGGTATCCTTGGCCATAGCGTGTAAGTTGGGGTATCGCACGATGATTGTCGTACATAAACAATTTTTGGCTGACCAATGGAGAGAGCGAATACAACAATTTTGTCCAGGTGCCTCGATAGGAGTTGTTCAACAAGATAAGAAAGAAGTCAATTGTGATTTCGTCATTGCAATGCTCCAATCCTTATCTTTGAAAGAGTATAGTTTCACAGATTTTGAGAGTATCGGAACACTCATAGTGGATGAAGCACACCACATTTGTGCCAAAGTATTCAGTCAAAGTTTATTCAAACTTTGTCCCCGACATATTTATGGTCTCTCTGCAACACCTGAAAGAAAGGATGGTCTTACCAAAGTGCTTCACTGGTTCATGGGTCCTACATTTTTTGCAGTTGAACGAAAGAATCAAGAACAAGTTGAAGTATTTTCCGTGACTTTTGATTCACCAAATTATCGAAATCCACCACCATCCATGAGAAATGGTAAAATTTCAATGCCCAACATGATCACCGAACTCGTGGAAGATCGTATGAGAAACAAGATGTTAGTCGAACTTGTAAAAAAAGCCTCAGCTGGCACGAGACAATTATTAGTTCTCAGTGATCGTCGTCAACATTGTGAATTTCTTCACCAATGTTTTCCCAAAACATCAGGACTTTACATGGGTGGCATGAAAGAAGTTCAACTTCAGGAATCGTCTAAAAAGAAGATTATATTCGCAACGTTCAGTCAAGCCCACGAAGGTCTCGATATTCCTACACTTGATACGGTTATATTAGCATCACCCAAATCTGACATCACTCAGAGTATTGGTCGTATCATGAGAGAAACAAAAGGAAAAAAGAACAGTCCACATATTTACGATATACACGACCCATGGTCAATTTTCACAGCGATGTATTACAAGCGAATGAAGGTCTATCGTCAAGGTGGATTCAATATTCACGGTAAAGTTGTAGATGAGAAGAAGAATGACTTCCCTCAGGGAAAGTGTCTATTTTTATAATCTAAATATCTATTAAATGTCAGGTGCATTAATACAACTTGTATCCAAGGGTGCTCAAGACATGTATTTTATTAGTGATGAAGGACATTCATTCTTTCGCATGAAATTCATGAGACATAGGAACTTTTCGCAAGCCCCTAAATTTATTAAAACTATCTCAGATAAAGACACTTCAGTAACCATACCCGTACTAGGTGATGTTATGAACGCACTTTGGATTGATGGTAATAATAGCACATTAGATATGTTTTATAAATCGACTATAGATTTGTATATTGGTGGACAAAAGATTGATTCACAAAGTTTTGATTATTATGCCGATATATGGCCAAACTATTTGGCAGATACCTATAGTAAATCGCGAGAATTGAACAATAATTCTTCTTCTGCAAATCCCAGTTTTGTACCTCTTCAATTTTTCTTCTGTAATCACAAGGCATTTTTACCATTAGTTGCACTCCAAAATCATCAAGTCGAAATAAAAATACATTTTAATGAAACAAGTTTATCCGGAATATCCGAGACTGATAAACGTGTTGATATATATGGCAATTATATATTTTTAGACAAAGATGAAAGAGAAGACATGGTCAAACGTAATATGGACTTTGTCATCACACAGGTGCAAAAAAGTGAACATGAATTAAATACGACAGATGGTTACAATACAATTGATATCAGTCAGATAAATCACCCAGTAAAATCACTATTTTTCGGATTTGATGTTTCCAGTGACGATTATGAAAATGATTTTTTTACATTCTCGGGTGTCGATTTACATATTAATGGAACACCCTTGTTTGAAAACATGAAACCAGGATTTTTTCACACTATTCAAAATTATTACCATTCTGAGTTTGGTGTTTCAGAGTTTAATTCTACACTCAAAATACCATTTTACACTAGATATTACGTGTATCATTTCTGCCTCAATGCATCTAAGTATGAACCATCTGGTACATGTAACTTTAGTCGACTTGATAACGCCAAATTGATTATAAGAGGTGCCCGAAAAGGTTCGTTACGCCCCAGTGACCAAACACTTTTTATATACGCTTTGAATTATAACATTCTTCGTATTAAAAATGGTCTAGCTGGAGTACTATTTGGAAATTAAATTTACCACAAGAGAGAATCTCGAGGTAGATTCAACATAAATTTACGCCCTGATGGTATCAGAGACGGCAAGTACGACAACGCCGGCGAGAAAAGCCATGATGACGTAATTCAATTCAGTTTCTTCGCGACCAATCTGAGGCTTAGGAGCCTCTTCAATTTTGGATTTCACGACAGGCTTCTGCTGCCGGATGGGAGGTTCCAAATCCTCCAGCGGACAATACGCTATCATTTATATATATTTAGAGATTAATTTCTGTCTTCTTCTTTCGCCTGGTGCGCTTAGGTTTAGTGGAACCACCAACATTTACCTCCTTTACTTCACCACCAGTGGACTCACCTGAAATCGACACGATGTCAGACATATCGTCATCTTCGTCAGGAGGAGGAGTTATTGTTGTATTCATGGGGGGTGGTGGAGGCATCATTATTCCACCCATAAGACTTGAAATATCTACTCCTGGACCTTGCATCTCATATTGCCCATTTGTACCACCGACAGGTGACTCAGTCGCAGGACCATCGGGAGATCTGGTTGTGTTTTGAACAGCCGCCATCATATTCTTCACCAGGTCTGGGTTCTGTTTCATCACATCATTCATATTGGGCATTACCGATTTGAACATACTATTGGTAAGGTGAAACATCATCGCAGAACCACCCAACATCATAATCAGCTTCACCTCTGGAGCAACACTGACCTTAGAACGATACTTTACATAAAGTTCCTCAAAAACACCATCATAGTCGTCGACATTCTCCATAACACTCTCAGACCAACCATCAAGCTGAATCTCAAATGGGTTGTAACGTTTGTTTAAAAACTCGAGACCCGTTACACAAGCTACAAGCATTCGTCGAGAAAAACGAATCGATTGCTCTACATCGATACTATATGTGATACGTTTCACCTCAGACCTCAACTCTTCGATATTGGAGTAAGCATTGAGCCTTTTATTGATAGCAAATCCCTTCTTTTCCAGACGAGCTAATTTGTTCAATAAATCGGATTTTTCTTCATCTATAGAAGTGTATCCCTTCGAGGGAGTTTCTTCCTGAAACCCGGCACCCATGGGTTCATCATCGTTGTAAAACATAGGTTCATTTTCACCATAGTCAATCTCTTCATCTTGAGAAGTTTGCTGAGGAGCCGATTGCTTGGTGGGATTTACAAATGCATCCATCGCCTCTTGGTGCTGCTGAGGCTGTGTCTGACGCGCAGGCTGACTTGGTCTCGGAACTGGTTTTGGTCGAGGAACAGAAATTTGAATCTCATCCATGAGTGCCTGTTCATCCGCGTCTAATTTCATGACAGTGGTGTTTCCCCTGTCGAGTACGATTTCTTCGTCCATCTACTCTCTATATGGAAACTAAAAAAATACCTTTAACGCACTTTAAAAAAATATATGTACATAGTAAATGTTCAACCTTAACAAAGCGAACCGTCAAGGTCTCAAATGGATCGGCGTTCTTTTCCTCATCATACTTGGTCTCATGATGTTCCGTGATACCAGCATGTATCAGCCCAGGCCAATCATGGTTACTCCCATCCGCGAGGGTTCCATTTTCGACCTGGAGAATAAAGTCGAGTGCACCCCAGGTAACAAAGATGGTAGTGCCTATACCAAGTCTTTAACACCAGGTGGTCTGTGTGGCGCCCAAAAGCTCGTCTCCGATCTTTCGAGTTATGAGATCACGGATGGAATCGGCGGATCTTTAATCTAAGCTAAATATAAATGGCTCTCATCACATCCCCAACTGAGACTATTCCAGATCTTAACTACGAGTATCATACGATAACAATTGATAGCATCGGTCAAGATAGTGCCAACACTTTCACCTGCTATCTTCAACAGCCTCTAAAAAATATTGTTCAAGCTAGACTTCTCGCTGCTCGTATCAACACCACAACCGATACGGAACACTGTCATGTTTCTATCAAAGAACTTGATACCATTTTTAACGACAGAGCCTCAAATGTTTACGAAGGACAATCTTCTATGAGTGTTCTTCGTAGCTCGTTTGCGAGTGTTATTACAGAGGGAACCGCGACAGTTACTTTCAAAGATAATTATCCAATCGCTACACAATATATTGACCCCATTCGTCGCCTCGATCGTTTCACTGTGACCATCAGAGATCAAGATGGTAACACGATAAAAAATCCAGTCTCAGCCGCTGATAACTTTCTCGTTCTTCGTTTCGTGTGTAGAAAACCAAATTTGTAATTTTCTCTGTTTAAAGTAGTATACCATGTCCGCTGGTATTGTTCAATTGATAGCTATTGGTGCCCAGGATGAATATATCATGGGTAACCCCGAAATATCTTTCTTTAGTTCAACATTCAAAAGACATGCTAATTTTTCACAGTCCATCGAAAAACAAACCATACATGGAGCAGTGAAAAACAATTCTATGTCCAGCGTTCAATTTGAACGAACTGGCGATCTTCTCGGTTATGTCTATTTTACCATCGATGATAATACACAGGCGTTAGATACCCAATATTGGAATACCGTCATCGATAAGGTAGAACTTTATATCGGTGGGTCTTTAATAGACAGCCAAGATACTGTTTTTACAGAAAAGATTGCCATCGATACATTCGCCCAAAATGTATCTAAAAGTGCGTTGGGTACACACCCAGGCGTGAGCTCGAGATCTTACTTTTATCCTCTTCGCTTTTTCTTTTGTGAAGGACCACAATGTGCACTCCCTCTCGTGGCTCTAAATTACCAAAATGTGGAAATTAGAATTCATTGGGCTAATGAAGCATCGAATTACAACATTGAATGTTTTGCCAATTACTACTATCTTGATAATGAGGAACGTGGTAATATCGCGTCTCGCAAACACAATCTTCTCATCACACAAGTTCAAAAAAATATACCCACCGGAACACTTGTTCAAGATCTTAATTTTAATCATCCAGTCAAATATCTTGCATCTTCTGATACAACAACAAATGGTGCGCTCACTTCTCCAACCAACAAAGTGAAATTGACCATCAATGGTCATGATGTAAGTAATTACAGATGGGGTAAACCACACTTCATCGATGTTATGAATTATTATCACACAAACTTCGTTACATCACCAGACTTTTTCCTATATTGTTTCTGTCTTTCCACCAGTTCACTCCAACCCACAGGAACACTTAATTTTAGTCGTATATCTTCGGCCACGATCATGAGTGAAGACATGGCCATAAACGATCCTATATACGCAGTAAACTATAACATCCTCCGTATAGAAAACGGTATGGCAGGTCTCCTGTACGCAAATTAAAATACCTTGTTATATTAAATGGTCAAAAACTTGCCCACGGTAGAACGTTCAACCAAAATTAGGTTAGGCAAACATTGTACCGAAGACCAGGCGGAAAATACAATCGTACTTAACGCGAGTAATGTAGAAGTCGATGCATCATCTGGTAAAGGTGTCTATATTACACCCCTCGATTTGGCAATCGATTTTACGGGTTCTGGAACCGATGCCACTACAAATACAATCGTGACGTATAACCAAAGTACGCATAAATTGTATAGAACAAATATCCCTCCTACATTCAGTGGTATCTCAACTGGTAGTTCCGAATTTGAAAAGACTACACTATTTTCAAATATTGTGACGGGTATTATTGTTGATTCAAATATTGTCGTGGGTGGAAATGTCACATGCTCAGAACTTATCGTTACAGGGAATGTGACAGCTCTAGGAGATGTTAATCAGGTGTTAACAACAAAATCCCTGTTTACAGACCCGATAATCGAGTTAGGTGCGAATAACATCGCAACTGATGATATATACAAAGATTTAGGTCACATTTTACATCGCCCCGATGGATTCTCGAATGTTGCTATTTATTATGACGAAAGTGATACGAAGATTGTAATGGCGTATACTAATAGTGATGCAGGCTTATACGAAATAACACCAACTTCCGAAACTATTAATGTACATGTCTACGGCGAAATGTACACAGAATCTAATGTTGGTATTTCGAATACAACACCCGTACACACTTTATCTGTGGGTGATAGTGTATTTATAGATGACGCGAATCACTCAAATGTTATTGAAGCTCATGGTAACACGTATACATCTGGAAATGTGTATATAGGTGGTGGTCTCATCACAAATGTAGGTGGAGTGAATAAAAAAACATATAGCCATGCATCAGCCTTTCCACAAGGAACTTCAGTCAGTGATGCTACTATTACACTGACATTCACACAACATGTATTTTATGCGAAAGTGGTGGCTCAATTAATAGATGATTTAGATAATGAAATAAGCTCACTTTCAATGGAAGTTGGTGGTGGTAATAGATCGGGTAATACAAATGGTCTAAATATTGCATTAGGTCAAACATCTATATTTGGTGGAACAAATACGAACCCATGGTCGACAAATATCACCACAACACCCACAACAATCGCTATTAAACCTACGAATGCTTTCACATCGGGAGGAGGAAATTATTCTATTTTTGTTGAATATATATCAGCATACCCCAGTGGTAAACTTGAAAGTATAACACATACTGCCGGTACATCATTGTCCAGTTTTGGATATTAATTTCATATTTTCCAATTGCTCAACAATTGTAAAATGTTTTTTATATACACTACTTATATATGTCGACGAATACAAATGTACAACTGATACCAGGTGATTTAGTTTTATCCGGAGACATAAAAACGGATGAGGTGACTCCCACATTTTCGGTTGATCGACAGAATAGTCGTGTAGGTATAGGTATAGATGCAAGTTCGATATCAAATCCATATACCATGTACGTGGCGGGTGAAATGTATGCAACTCAGTTACATGGTGATGGAAGTCAACTCACGGGGTTGACGGATTCGGTGTGGGGTCAAACCGGCGATGACATAAGTTATGCAGACGGTGATGTTTCTATCGGCATCGCAGACGCTAACGGAAAAAGATTACGTGTACATGAAAGTGGAAATGATGTATTGGTTGCCGATGGTGCAAATTTACGTGTTGGTGTAGCAACTGGAACACCCCAAGCAAACCTCCACGTTGAAGGTAATGCCTACGTGTCGTCAAACCTTGAGGTGAGTAATGTCAATTTCACAGGTAATTTATATCAAAATGGAACCTTATTCGAAGGTGGAGGTGGAGGTGTGTGGACCGAAACAGGAAGCGATATTTATTACACGACTGGAAACGTCGGTATCGGGACGAACCAACCCCAAGCAAACCTCCACGTCGAAGGTAATGCGTATATATCAGGAACCACTATATCGTCAGGTTTTTATGGAACGGGGTTATCGAATGCTTTTGTTGAATGGGCTACGAGGATGGCTGGAACGGGTGATGATCGCGGACAGGATATCACCGTGGATAGCAGTGGAAACGTGTACGTGACTGGACGCTCTAACAGCCCTACACTCAATGTTTATAGTGAGAGTAATACAACACCTGCTACACAATTATCCAACTCAGGTAATGAGGACGTATTCATCGCTAAATATTTCGCGAATGGTAATGTTGATTGGGCTACGAGAATAGGTGGAACGAGTAATGATTATGGGCGATACCTCGCTGTGGATAGTAGTGGAAATATATACGTGATTGGGAACTATATCAGCTCTACACTCACTTTGTATAATAAAGATGGTACAGCCTTTGGTACAACATTATCCAACTCGGGTGGTAATGACGTGTTCATCGCTAAATATTTCGCGAATGGTAATGTTGATTGGGCTGCGAGGGTGGGTGGAGCGGGTAGTGATTACCCGGGTGGTATCTCCGTGGATAGTAGTGGAAACGTGTACATCACTGGGTTCTATGCCAGCAGTCCACTCACTCTTTATAATGAAGATGGTACATCTTTTGGTACAACATTACCAAGAACTAGCTTTTCTAATGACGCATTCATAGCTAAATACAACACGAGTGGTGAGGTTCAATGGGCTACGAGGGTAGCTGGATCGAGTAATGATTACGGGCAAGGTATCTCCGCGGATAGCAGTGGAAACGTGTACGTGTGTGGAGCCTATTCCAGTTATACCACTTTGTATAATAAAGATGGTACATCTTCTGGTACAGCATTATCCAACTCGGGTAGTAATGACGTATTCATCGCTAAATATTTCACGAATGGTAATCTTGATTGGGCTACGAAAATAAGTGGAGTGGGTAGTGATAACGCGAGTGGTATCTCTGTGGATAGTAGTGGAAATATATACGTGACTGGGAACTATCGCAGCTCTACACTCAATGTTTACAGTAAAAATCAGGCCATTCCTAATAGTCAATTATCCAATTCAGGTAGTAATGACGTATTCATCGCTAAATATTTCGCGAATGGTAATGTTGATTGGGCTACGAAGGTAACTGGAACGAGTTATGAATACGGGCAAGGTATCTTCGTGGATAGCAGTGGAAACGTGTACATCACTGGGTACTATGACAGCGATCCACTCACTTTTTATAATGAAGATGGTACAGACTTTGGTACAACATTATCCAACTCGGGTAGTGATCACGTGTTCATCGCTAAATATAACACGAATGGTGTAGCTCAATGGGTTGCGAAGATGGGTGGAACGAGTGATGATTACGGGCAAGGTATCTCCGTGGATGGTAATGGAAGTGTGTACGTGACTGGGTACTATAGCAGCTCTACACTCACTCTCTATGACACACATGGTACAGCCTTTGGTACAACATTATCCAATTCAGGTAACAAAGACGTGTTCATCGCCAAATACATCAACACTCCCATAAACACGTTCACTAGTTTAGATTCTTCAAATAGTTTGGTAATAAACACAAACGTCGGTATCGGGACGAACCAACCCCAAGCAAACCTCCACGTCGAAGGTAATGTGTACGTGTCGTCAAACCTTGAAGTAGGTACGGCGAACCTCTTCATAGATACTGTGAACTCTAGGGTTGGGATTGGGACGACGAGTCCACAAAACATGCTTCATGTATATAAAGCCAATAATGACGAAACGTCTGGAATACTCATTGAAAAGGCGAGTGGGGGAATTCCCACGTGTGCAGCTTTATTCTTCGGCGTTGCTTCGACGACTGAAACCAATAATAGAGGTATTCCAAAAGCCGCCATATTTTATGAACGCAACTTAGTGAACGGACGCGGTGATTTAAAATTTTGT